GACGAATTGGCTCTCGGTGACGAATATAATCAAATCGTCCGTCGTGTCATTTATGAACACGAAGTGCATTATCCTCGCGGGTCCGGTCCCGACGAAACTGATCTTCCTCCTGTGATGCAAGCAAATGGACAACTAATGGGCTCGGTTTTATCCTTCCCCATTCTTTGTGCAGTTAATCTTGCGCACTACTGGCATACAGTTGAGCCGAAAGTAACCAACTTTCGTAAGCTCAAAGTGTTAGTCAATGGTGATGATATATTGTTCAGATGCAAATTAGAACAGTATAGGGAATGGTACGATACCTTGCATGAAGCAGGTTTTGTCCCGTCCCCTGGTAAGAACTTCCTTCATCCGAAGTATTTTACCATCAATTCACAGCTTTTCAGTGCTGGGCAGAATGTTCTGCTCCCCGAAAAGATTCCTTTCTTTAACACAGGCCTGCTCTATGGTCAGAGCAAAGTCGGTGCGAGAGAGGATGAGGCTGCGAAACCCGTTTATCTCCTCCACAATCCTTGTGTAGGAGGGGCTTTAAACCCTAAACGTGCGTCGCAGAGGTTTCTGACTATTAATAAAGATGCTATGCATCAGTGCTCTCAGCATTATGCGCATCAGCTCAACTATTTTGTTGAGCCGCATCTCGGTGGTCTGGGTCTTCACCCTCCCGCCGGTTCGCATATTACGTCGAATCCTAATTATCAACAGCCTCACTCTATCCATATTGATCATTACCAGCTCAAGCTTGCTGGGCATTTGTATCAGAAATGGACCGAGTGGTATGACATACCCCCTTCGGGTCGTGCCGGGTCTCCGTTAAAGGAGAACGACTACGATGGATGGGAGGGAAAGATTGTAAGCGGCCTTGACCGCTTTGCGCAACGCATCGAAGACTATATTGTCGACGATGAGATTGCTACAATCGAGCGAGACTATGGTCTCTCTCCCCACCTTATGCCGTCGCAAGTTGTCCGAAAGGCCTTGCCCCCCGTACAACAGAGAATTGTCCGTCGTCTTGTAGAGACGAGCAGTCAATTTATCGCTCAGAGTCGCGTTGTGCCACTCTCAGACGGTAAGGAACCGATTAATCGTAAGTTGAATGAGTTATCTGACAAGGATCTCATGAAGCTTAACTACACCTGGAAACTTCCGAAGAAGTATTCTGCAGGTGTTGATTTGTCGGCTGCGTCTCTTTGCAGAAAAGAGTTTTTGG